GCTGCGCACTCCGTGTTGAAATGGCGGCTGGGGATGCGGCGGCCGATGGCTTCGGCTGCGCGGCTGGCGAACAGGCGCAGGGCGTCCAATGCGTCGTCGTCGCACGCGGAATCGCGGACGCCTGCGACGATCCAGTGATGTGACCGTTTCGAACCGGGCTGAATGTTGTAGCCATGTCGAACGCGGGCACTGATCGCGCGGCAGGCGACCAGGGCAGGGCGGGGGCCGGAGAACGTGAAAAGCGTGATCGCGCCATCACGGGGGCAGTCTTCGGTCACAAACTCCAGAAGGCCCGTGCGCCAGCAAATGAGAGCGAGGCCTGGCATCAGAACGGCACTCCGTCATCGGGGGAGAAGTTTTCGAGGGCGGTCCGCGCATGGGCGGGGCCTGCGCGCTGGACCAGTTCGTCCAGGCGCTCGACCATGTCGGTGCTCATCGGGCGCAGGCTGGTAATCAGGCGGAGGGTGCGTTCCGCCATGTCCATCGCGGCCGCGCCGCAAGTGTTTTCATGGCACTGACAGGCGCACTGCGGATGCTCGCCAGGCGCAATGTTCAGCTTCACGTGGTCATCGCGGAGGCGCTGGATGCCCTGTTCGGCCTTCCATCGGGCGGCGTTCTTCATGCGTATCCATACCCGCCGCGAACCGCTGTCCGTTCGACGGACGGTTTTGACGAAGCCATTTGCGGACAGCAGCGAGGCAAGGCCCTTGGGGCTACCGCCCCAGCGCAGGACGGTAAGGGCCTGCTCGGTCGTGAACTGGTGTGGCAGCAAATGCAGGTCGGGCGCAGCGCGGCTCATGCCCGGCCTCCGATCCAGAGGCCGTAGATGACGGCGATGATCGCATAGACCACGAAGACCGCGACGGCCCATCCGAGGATCGCCGGGCCGGGGCCGTTGTTCGGGTCTTCGGGCGGGGACGGGTCGCGGCGATCGGCGGGGGTGCCGTTGTGATGATCGCGGATCAACGCGGGCAGGGCGTGGGGTGCGGCGCGCCAGCGGTGGACGCGACCGGACAGGTCAACAGGGTGGTGGTGCACGAATGGCCTCCATCGCCGCGCTATGCGGCGTGGGGCTATCTGCGATAATCGCAGACTTAACGTCAATCCTAATTCTGCGATAATCGCAGATATTGACTTGGGTCTACGAACGTTCTTACTATGTTCCACCTTATGCGGTGCGTTTGGGAGAACGTAGGGTGAGTGTGTATTACCGGGTCACGGCTTTTGGCAGGCCGCGCGGGCCGTGGCGGGCTACGGTGCCAGCTGTGCGACGTGATGCGATAGAGGCCGGTTTAGGGGCGTATGACGAAGATCGGCGCTTTTTCTTAGACGCTATCGCAAATATAGAATCGGCGCATGAAAATGAGCTTATCCGCGTCGGCGCGGAATATCCCGGATCGTGTATGAAAAAACCCGGCCCAGTATGTTTATTGGTTCAAATCCAAGCATGATGTCCTGATGTTCGTCGTTTGACGAGCAAGGAACTAATCGGGCCGGGTCAGCCTGGAATTCTTTAAACGTCGTTCGCCCGTCTTCGGTTTGGATGATGTATCGGCGGCCCGGCCACAGTGCCTTATCATCTGGATCAACGATCAGCGTTGTTCCGTCAGGAACGATCAAATCCATGGAGTCGCCTTTGACCGTCAAGGCATAGGCATTGCGGGGCGTCTCAGGGTCAGAGACGGCAATATATCGGCCGGATTGCTGCTCCGCGTCGGTTAGACGACCAGCAGGCACGGCACCTAACAGGGGAATTTTGCGGAGCCCTGCTGTCGGCTCAACTTCTGGCGCAAACTCTTTGGCGATGGCGGCAAGTTCGTGCGCCTTGAACGCACGGTTTCCCCCTAGCGACTTCGTTAGATAATTTTCGTTCATGCCGATCGCCTCCGCCAAGTCGCGGATCGTCATGTTGCGGGTCGCCAGTTCGTCGCGGATTTGTTGGGCCGTCAGCATCAGTAACCCATCTCTGCGATCTGCGACTATCGCAACTTCGATAATCGCAGATTTTGGGTTGCCAACAATCTGCGAATATCGCAGATAACGCAGATGACCACCGTCTCCGACCGCATCATCGACGCTCTTGGTGGCACCACCGCCGTGAGCCGCAAGGCTGAAACCCCTCTTTCCACAGTCCACAGCTGGAGACGGAATGGAATCCCGTCCTCGCGGCTGGCGCACCTCAAGCTGATTGCGGCGGCTGAATTGGTGTCGATCGACTGGATTACCGGGGAGCGGCTGGATCATGACGCTACCGATACGGCCCCCGGAATCTGTACGTCATCCAATAGTTCGTGCCAGATTATCGGTCAGGTGTCCGCATGATCGCCACCATGAACGTCGACACCATGATTTCGGTGGTCGATGGCGAGGCGGTGGCTGACAGCCGTGACGTTGCCAGTGCATTTGACCGGCGTCATTCCGACGTGCTGAAAAGCATTGGCGATCTGGTTTCGTCCCGCCCTGACCTTGGACGAACTTTCTCGCTCAAGGTCGCCAAGGTTGATATCGGCTCCGGGGCGCAGCGCGACAGCCACTATTACATCATGAACCGCAAGGGCTTCGTGGTGCTGGTGGGCGGGTTCAAGGGGGACCGCGCCCTCGACTTCCGGATTGCGTTTTACGAGGCCTTCGAGCGCATGGAGCGGCTGCTCCAGCGGATGCCCGTCGACGCGCAGGAACAGCCGCAGGCTGCGCGATACGCGATTTTCGATGATCCCGACCGCCTGCGCAATGCGATTGCATTCGTGCGTGCGGCGCATGTCGCGCAGCGCTGTTCCACGGCGCGGCGGGCATGGATGGTCGCGGGCCTGCCCGACGTGTTCGGTTCCGATGCGATCGAGCGTTTCGCGGCCGGAGCCTGCGCTGTCGCGCCAATCGTCGTCCGATGGGCGGACGAACGTCTGGAGCGGTCGCCAGAAGCGCAGGTCAGCACCGGCGTTCTGTATCAGGATTTTGCCGGATGGGCGGCGGATTGCGGCCACCCGGCCATTCCGTCCCTGACGGCCTTCGGTCGCCAGCTTTCCGCCCTGGGGATCGAGAGTTTCCGGTCTGACGGGATCAAGCGGCGCGGCGTTCGCCTGATTTCGGAGGTGGTGGCATAATGTCCCCGATACCTCCCAATGAATTGCATGACTTGGCCGCTCGTTTGGATCGCGCGGCCAAGTCCGCGCGGCGCGTCAGTAATTTGGCGCGTCAAGTGCAGGAAGTACTGCGGTCAACATTTCAACCAAGGGCTCAAGGCACTCCGGATCGCTACTCTCAGCTGCCATCTGACGATTCATCGCAATTACCTGGCGAAGCTGATCAAGCGATGTGTCTGAAAGCTGACCCATGCCACCATTCTCGATCAGGTGGAAAATGACGAAATTCTGTAAGCCCTGTATTGCGGTCAACCTTGCAATCTCTTGCTGGGATTGTTCGACCATGTCGATGACCTTTACAATCAGGTCAGCGCTGCCCATGCTCATCTGTCTTTCGCTTTCGTCGGTGTGTGGAAGCACGACGATAGCCATGTGGAGGGGGGCCGCAAACCTCCTTCCACATGTTGCGGGAGGAGTGCCCGCATGACAGTGGCCCGCCACGCACTGAAGCGCGCGACCGACGAAATGCTGTCGGCTCTCGGTGGCCAGACCAAGGCCGCCCCCTACACGCGCGTCGGTCAGTCGACGCTGAGCACCTATGCGTCCCGTAATTGCCCCGATGCCTTCGCGCCGATCGACGTTATCGCCGATTTGGAGCCGCTGACCGGAGACGCGGCCGGGTTCCCGTTCGTCACGCGGGCTCTGTGCGCGATCATGGGCGGCGTGTTCGTGCCGCTGCCCGACGTTCCGGCGGGCAATGCGGACATGCTGACCATGATGGGCCGCCTGTCGAAAGAGGCGGGCGATGTGACGCAGGCGCTCTGCTCCGCTCTGGCGGACGGTCGCATCGATCGCGTCGAGCAAAGCCATATCCGGCGCGAGGTTCGCCAGCTGCTGGAAATCGCGGTCGCGCTGGACGCGATCGTCGCCAATGTTTCAACCGAGGAAACCCACCGATGAAACTGAACCTTCCGGCCGCCGTGCCGAACGAGGGCGCGCGCCGTCTGGCCTATCACCTGACGACGACGGCCCCGACCACGCTGGCGCGGTTCGCGCGCAAGATCGGTTCCACCGAAATGATGGTGGATCGGATGATCCGCGGTGAGGTCCGGCCGACCGATGAAGCCGCCAAGGCCATCTTTCTGGCGACCGGCGGGGCCGTGTGGTCGGCCTTCTGGACCTATCGGCCGGAGGGCGGCTGGTTCGACCGTCCCGTTTCGCGCGTCGCGGCCTAGTTCTGACGGACGGGGGTATCATGGGGGGGCTTGCGGCCCATTCTCTGGTCGGGACGCTGGCGGCGTCGGAAGCGGCGCTTCGTGCGTGGGTTTTCGATGCGAAGCCGGGCGCTCGGGTGACGTTCGCGACGGGGGAAGACCCGCCGCGCGACCAGCCCGTGTGGCAGGCGGCGATATCGCTGGTCGACATGGGGTTGATCCGCACCTTCCATCCCCGCCGTCCCGATGGACGGTTCGATTTCGTGGCGCAGCGTCTGCCCAGCCCGATCGCCGTCCATGACAACGATACCAGCCGCGAAGCGCGGGTGTTCATGGAATTGGAGCGCTGCATCGCGATCGGGGAGCCGATGCCGACCGACCGGCAAATCGCGAAGCGTTGCGGCCTGAAGCATGAGGACGAGGCCAGCTACGCGCTGCGCAAGCTGAAGGCGCAAGCCGCCGGGGACCGCCGGATATCGGTCACGAATTGGGGGCCGCTGGAGCATCGACAGGTGACGATCCTGTCGAGCGGCCTCACGTCTATCAGGAGGCTGTTTTGACGGTGGAGCAAGCGGGCGCGTGCGCCCTGTCCGTGGCCAAGTGGCCGGGCTGGGATGGCTGGACGCCGGGCGGCATCCGCGTGCGCGGCCCCGTGAAGGGCGGCGGCACGGACGAGTTCGCGACGGCGGGATGGATCAAGGGCGCGTTCGCCATGGATTTGCGGCCGCGCGTCCTGTTCTGGGGTCAGCCGCTGCCCGATGATGTGTGCCCGTTCGCGTGGGTCGTGACGCACATTCCCACCGGCTGGGCCATGTGCGCGATCGATGCGCCGATTTCGATGGCGCAGATACTGGTCGACGGACTGGCGCGGCTGACCGACTGGAGCGTGATCACGGTCGAATCCGCCTTTTTCCTTCAGGACCGGGTGACGGCCTATTACCGGGATCACGCGGGCACGTTCTTCAATCCGGCGGACACGCGCGGCCCGTGGTGCGACGCATGACCGGCCTTGCCAGCAAGCTGAGCCGCGATTTCGCGCTGTATCGCTCGCATATGGAAGTCGCGCGCGACCCGGATGAACGCGACGCCGATCGACGCCGCGCGCGCGAGCGGGCGGCCAAGGCGCGCCGTCGGGTCGAGCGTGGGATCGAGCGTATCCAGGCGGCGGGGCTGTGACATGGCTGTACGTCCCGTCACTTCCGTCATCGGCCTGTGCGCAGGCGTCGGAGGCCTTGAACTCGGCATCATGCTTGGAGAGCACCTTCGCGGACGCGATGTGCGCGGGGTCTGTTACGTGGAGAGGGAAGCCGCTGCGGCCGCTTCTCTGGTCGCGTCGATGGAGGCGGGGTGGCTTCATCCGGCACCTGTCTGGAGCGACCTTGCCACCTTCGACGGCGCAGGCTGGCGTGACCGCGTTCATTGCGTCGCTTCCGGTGATCCGTGCCAAGGAAACAGCGTCGCTGGAAAGCGGCTTGGCGTCGATGACGAACGTTTCCTTGCCGATCACGTCCTGTCCATCGTGGACGCCGTGCGGCCGGATCGTGTCTTCCGCGAAAACGTCACGGGGAACGCTGCGCAGCAGCTCGACGCACTCTGCGGCCCATTGGAGCGCATGGGTTACGTCGTTGCGGCGGGAATATTCAGTTCGGGGCGCACCGGCAATTCGCACGGGCGCGAACGCCTCATCATCATGGCCGACCGCGCGGACGGTGCGGGGTGGCTATACGCGGGACAAGGGCGATCCGACGAAGGAACGGCCTACGCTGGAGGGGCTGGCGGAAAGCCGGAAATGGCCAACGCCTACGGTCCTGCTGACCGGGGAGAGTACCGACCCGGCGGTGTTCGCAGCGCGTCAGGTGGCGCTGAAGGAACGACACAGGGGGCGGACGGGCAACGGGGCCGGACCGGATCTGGCGATGATCGCCAAGACGTGGCCGGATACCTGGCGGACGCCGATGGCTTCGGACACGGGGGAAAAAGCATCGCCTGCGACGCATCAGCTGATGCTCTGCAATCAGGCGCGAAATTGGCCAACGCCAGCGGCTCGCGATCACAAGGGCGTCAATTCGACGGAGCATGTAGAGGTGAACGGCTCCGGCCGGATGCACCTCGACCAGTTGCCGAACTTCGTGGCCTATTGCCTCCCGCCGTGCTTCCCGGACCATCCGACGGCAGATGGGGGGGCATCCTCGACCGTTGGCCACAACTTGCCCCCGCCCTCGACGGGGCGGAAGCTGAATCCCTTCTTCGTGGAGGCTTTGATGCGCTGGCCCAGCGGGTTGAGCGGCTTCGCGCGTGCGGAAACGGCGTGGACCCGGTGGTGGGCGCTTATGCCTGGCTACGTCTTGGCGCTTTGCTCGGACAGCGGCGATCCAGCGGGACCAGTCCAGGGGCAACTCTTGTGAGGGAGGCTTTCGCATGAAGCCTTCCGCGCTGCTCTGTCCCGTCATCGGCTGTGGGCAGACCCGTCGCCAGTGGCAGGCGGTCTGTGATGGCTGTTGGCGACTATTGCCCGGCGATCACCGCGCCACGATCCGCAAGACGCGGGCGGCCGGTGCCAAGCATCTGGAGGCGCGCGCCTCGATCGCGGCCGCCAACTGGCTGAACGAACATTCGCCACAAGCGCAGGCGGCGCGGCGGGTGGGCGATGATCCGCCCTGATCGGGCGGTTCGCTCCGTCATCCTTTCCGACGATCGGGCGCGGCCCGGTTCGTCCTGTATCTTGTTCCGGGGGATAGCCTGTGACTTCGCCAAAACCGCTTAGCCCGATGGGGCAGGCGGCGCTCGCTTACGTGCGTCGTGGATGGGCCGTGTTCCCGTGTCGCGAGCGCGACGAAACCGTCCAGCTGGCCAAGGGTGGCGAGCGGACGTTCAAGGCGAAAGCGCCCTATACCGGCAAGGGCCTGAAAGACGCGACGCGCGACGAACGGCGGGTGGTGTCGTGGTGGCACCAGCACCCGGACGCGCTGATCGGCGTACCGCTAGGTGATAATGGGCTGTTCGTGCTGGACTTCGATCCGCGCATTGATCCGGAGACGGGGGAAGTCTTCACGCTGGAGCGGCTGAAGGACGATCTGGAGGCGCAGATGGGCTGTGCCTTGCCGCGATCGGTCACGTCGATGACGCAAAGCGACGGCGTGCACGTCTGGTTCAAGCAGCCGGAAGGCGAGCCGATCCGCAACCGGGGCAACCTTCCGGAGCATGTCGATGTTCGCGGGCTGGGGGGATATGTTTGCGTCGCGCCATCGGTGATGACCGAGACGGGCGCGCGGTATCGCTGGCTTGATCGCGGGGACTGGCGGGACGATCTGGCCTATGCCGAGGCCCCGGCCGCCCTAATCGAAATTCTGCGGACGCGCGGCGGCAAGCCCGCCAAATTGAAGCCCAGCCCGGCGCCCTCGACGCGCGCGGCCGCCAGCCCGGTTGACCAGGCGCTTGCCGAAGATGCGGGCGTTCGCAAATATGTGTTGGCGGCCCTCGATGGCGAATTGTCGGAGGTGCGGCGCGCAGGCACGGGCAAGCGGCAGGACCGGCTATTCGAGGCGGCGCTGAAGCTGTCGTCACTGGTCGCGGCCGGGGCGCTTGATGCGACCATGGCGCGGTCATCGCTCGACGCGGCCGCGCGCGACAATCCCGGCCGGGATGATGAAGCCCAGCTGCAAGCCACGATCAATTCAGGCTGGTCAGCAGGGATCAACAGCCCTCGCGATCTCAGCGAGATCGCGGCCGCATCCAGAGAGAGGGCTAACCGCCGGTCCAACGCTCCACCCTCCCGCCGCGCCGCGCCCGGCCCGGCCCCGGCCCCCGGTGGTGGTGCCGAACAAGACCGATCCTTCCGGATCGGAAGGGAGGAAGTCAGCGGTCCGGACCTGGGGTGGGAGGCGCGGGAGCGGGTGCTGCGCTTGTCCGAGGCGTGGCTAGGCCGCGCGGTCGAGCGGTGCCCGCCGGTCGAGCATGAAATCAAGCGGTTGGCGTTCAATATCGGGCGGCGGATCGCGGCCGGACTGATCGGGGAGGCGTGGGCACGGGACGCGCTGGCGACCGTCTATGGCGGCGCGGCCGATGCCGAGGCGCTGAACAGCGTTGCTGATCGCGCGATAGGCGAGGGGTGGAACCGGGGCTTTGACGTTGGTCAGCTGCTGACCGGCCTGCAATGCGCGGGCTATCCGATGACGGATTTCGGGATCGCGGAGCGGTTCCGCGATCGATACGGCCGCGATTTCCGCTACACCACCGCCAAGGGTTGGCTGGGGTGGGACGGCAAGCGTTGGCGCGTGCTCGACCAGGACGAAAAGACGCCGCCTGCCGAGGTGATTGCGGCCGTGTTCGACACGATCCGGTCGATTCAGGATGAAGCGCGTGCGATCCGCGATACGGGCGTTCAGGAAGGCTTGGTCACGGTGGGGAAAAGCACCTTCCTACCGGAATTGCATATCGACGCGACGGCGTTGGACCGTTGGGTTCTGGTTGGCATGTCGTGGAAGCGTCATTCCGATCTGATCGCGGCTTGGGGGCGGAAGGCGGAGACGGTCGACAAGCCGGGCTCTGTGGCCAAACTGGCGCGGCGATGGCTGACGGTGCCGATCGAGGCGTTCGACCATGATGCGTTCGCGGTTAACGTCCAGAACGGCACGTTGCGGTTCCGCCGGGAGGAAGGGCCGGAGGGCCGGATCAAGGCGACGGTGGAGCTTGGCGATCATCGTCGGGAGGATCTACTGACCAAGCTGTCCCCGGTGGTCTATGATCCGGATGCGACCTGCCCGCTGTACGACGCGAGCCTTGAATGGGCGCAGCCTGATGTGGCGATGCGGCGCTATCTGCATCAACTCGGTGGCTATTCGCTGACCGGGGACGCCAGCGAACAAAAGCTGTGGTTCTGGTGGGGACGCGGGCGCAACGGCAAGGGCGTCACGATCGAAAGCTGGACGCATGTCGCGGGCGATTATGCCGACACGATTCCGATCGGGTCGTTTCTGGATCAGGGGATCAAGAAACGCGGTGATGCTGCCTCGCCTGATCTGGCGAAGCTGGGGGGCGTGCGGATGCTGCGCGCGTCCGAGCCGGGCAAGAATGAAACGCTCGACTCCGCGCTGATCAAGCTGGTTACGGGCGGGGAGCCGGTCGCGGTGCGCATGTTGCATCGCGGGTTCTTCAATCTGGTGCCGCTGTTCAAGCTGATCATTATCGGCAACAGCAAGTTCAATATCCCGGACACCGACGACGGCATTTGGGGCCGCATGAAGCTGGTGTCCTGGCTGCGCAATATCGAGAAGCCGGAAGAGGGGGTGGCGAATTGGCCAAAGAAAGACCCGCATCTGGTCGACAAGATCAAAAAGGGTGAGGGGCCGGGCCTGCTAAACCGGCTGGTGGCCGGTCTGCTGGACTATCTGGAAAACGGGTTGGTGGAGCCCGCCAGCGTGACGCAGGCGACCGAGGCCTATCGGGACCAGTCCGACCCGCTGGCGCGCTTCCTGCGCATGTGCACGGTCGCGGACGCGGCGGGCCGGGTTCAGTCGTCGCAGCTGCATGAGGTGTTCGTCGCTTGGGCTAAGGCGGCCGGTGAGCGCGAGTGGTCCAACAAGGGTTTCTCCAATGCGCTGGCGGAGAAGGGCTATCAGAAGAAAGCGTCCAACGGGATGCAGTGGCTCGGGCTGAAGCTGGTCAAGAGCGTGGACGATTTTGTCGACATACATGGCAAAGTCGTGCCACTGGAGGACCGGGACGACGATGATGTTCCGCCTTCCGCCGGGCAACCGCCGCCCGGAGCCGCTCCCGCGCCGCCCGATGATGACGATGGCGATGCGCTTTAAACCTCCCGATCCTTCCACATGGAAGGGTAGCGGAAGGGTCGATGGAAGGGGAAAACGGCGGATTTCTGCGCCACTGGAAGGTTTGGAAGGATAATCGGAACATAGCATCGCTAGGTGCATGCGCATGCACATTATGCGCGCATGAAAGAATATTCCTTTTATCCTTCCAATCCTTCCAACCCTTCCAAATGAAATAAAAAAGATAGGAAAACCAATGGCATATGACTTCAGCAATGCCGGAAGGGTTGAAAGTGAAGGTTCCGGGAGTGGAAGGTTCCTGACTTTCGAGGCGGTTGAGGCGCAGTTGGTGGCGGCCGTGCGGCTCTGCTGGCGGATGCCGGGCGGTCATTGGCCATTCGCGGGCGATGGGCCGTGGCACCTGATCCAGAAGGACTGGTGGGATTGGGATGCGCGCGACGAACGGCCGATCCCTCGCGAGCCGCTGAGCCGGGTGGAGATGGAAGAGCGGGACGAGGCCGTGTCTTGGCTTCGCCTGATCCCTGCCGACGAGGACCGCCGCTTGGTGCTGCTGGCGGTGACGCAGCTGGCCAAGGCGACCAGCGATCGGGCGCGGGTGTCGTGGGTGAAGCTGCTGAAGCCGCTGGGGAAGGCGCACGGGGCCGATGGGCTGCGGATGCGCTACGGCCGGGTGCTGAACGCTCTGACGGTCCGTATCAACGCTGTACGGGGCTAGAATGGCGGTTTTCTGCGTCCGGACGTGTCAACCCGGCTTAGGGCCGGACATGAAAATATCGCTGTTCGTTTCCGGGCCTCTGTTGATCTAAATATCAGTACGTTGGGGACGGGCCTTTAGCGGCGCGGCTTCCACTCCTCTCCTAACTCGCAGGGCGGCGCGGCTTCGGCTTCGTCGCCCTTTCCTTTGGTGGTGCATGGTCAAGCTGACGGGACTGAAGCCGCGCCTGAACGGGCTGCGGTCGAGGATCGGGCGCGACACGCCCACGACACGGGTAGAGCGGGACAGGGCGCGCGACGCGCAGCCGTGGCGGCGCTGGTACAAGACGGCCCGGTGGCAGGCCCTGCGCATGGTCATCCTGACCCGCGACGGCTTTACCTGTCAGTGGCCGGGCTGTGGCCGGGTCGAGCCGATCACGTCGCAGCTGGTCGCGGATCACCGCGAACCGCACCGGGGCAATGAGGCGATGTTCTGGGATCAGGACAACCTCTGGTGCCTCTGCAAGCGCTGCCACGACAGCGCCAAGCAACGTCAAGAGCACCGGACCCGGTGACAGGTGGGGGGGTGGGGTCAATCTCTGGGATGGCCCGCCCCCTAGACCGCAACCGCTCTCATTCGGAGATTTTTTTCTTGTGGCTGAAGATTTGGGAGTCGATCTGTTTGGCGACCCTATCCAGCCGGACAGGGAGGCCCGTGGGAGGCCGGAGCATCGTTGGTCCCTGGCCAACTCCAATAAGGTGCTTTTGGCGTTCGCGCGCGGCCTGAGCGTAAAAGAGGCGGCGGTCGCGATCGGGGTGTCCGCCCCCACGCTTCGGAAGGTTTATTTTTCCGAGGTCGCCAAGCGCAATGACGCGCGCCTCCGAATGGAAATGACGCAGCTGTCCCGGCTGAACGATGCGGCGGCGGACGGAAACGTCACGGCGGAAAAGGAACTGTTCAAGCGGCTCGATAAAGGCCACCTCGAACAAGTGGCCGATCGGGTCGCCAACCGGGGCACGAATGGCGCGCCGCCAAAGGTGCCCAAGCCGGGGAAGAAGGTCGCGGCGCAGCAGCGGGCGGCTGAGGTTCGTGGCAAGTATGCGCCCCCGCCGCCCCCACGGCTTGTCAACTGATGGCGCTGGAGTGGTCGACCGCCTGCCCGGATTGGGAAAGGCGGATCGTCGCGGGGGAATCACTCATTCCCATGGAACCCCTGTTCCCGGACGAGGCGGAGGCCGCGCTAGAGATTTTCAAAGGCCTGCGCATCGTTGACGTGCCGGGAATGCCGACGTTCGGGGAGGCGTGCGAACAGTTCGTGTTCGATTTCGTGGCCGCGATCTTTGGGGCCTATGACGCGAAGGCGGGTAAGCGGCTGATTTGGGAGTTCATGCTCCTGATCAGCAAAAAGAATGCTAAATCGACCATTGCGGCCGGGATCATGGTTACGGCCCTTATCCGCAACTGGCGACACTCGGCAGAATTGCTTGTCCTGGCACCGACAAAGGAAGTCGCGGACAACGTCTTTATCCCGGCGGCTGGCATGGTCCGAGCGGACCCGGAATTGCTCGAAATCCTGTATCCGGTCGATCACGAACGCAAAATTCGGCATCTGGTCAACAATTCCGAATTGAAGGTGGTTTCCGCTGATGCGGGCGTGGTCAGCGGTAAGAAAGCCGCGTTCGTGTTGGTCGAAGAGTTATGGCAATTCGGCAAACAGGCCAGCGCCTCCGCCATGCTCATGGAAGCAACAGGCGGACAGGTTTCTCGACGCGAAGGTTTCACGGTCTATCTGACCACCCATAGCGATGAATTGCCGCGTGGCGTTTTCAAGGATCGGCTGGATCAGTTCAGGGGTATCCGAGACGGTGCGATCGTCAATAAGCGAAAGCTGGGGATGCTCTATGAGTGGCCACAGGCGATGCTTGATGCGGAAGCCTATCTCGACCCTGACAATTTCTACATCACTAACCCCAATATCGGCCGGTCGGTCGATATCGAGTTTATCGAAGAGAAATTGGCAGAGGCGCGCGCGGGAGAGCCGGGCGATCTGCAAAAGTTTCTGGCTAAGCACCTTAATGTCGAGATCGGCACCCGACTGGCGCGGGATCGGTGGACCGGCGCTGATTTCTGGGACGCTGCGGCCGATAACGCGCTGACGCTGGAAGATCTGATCCGGCGATGTGAAGTCATCGTGGCCGGGATCGATGGTGGCGGCCTTGATGATCTTTTGGGGCTGTGCCTGATCGGTCGGGAAAAGGGCTCCAAGCGCTGGCTGGTCTGGTGTCGGGCATGGGCTTGGTCAGTGGTCTGGAAGCGTCGGGCCGATATCGCGACGATGTTGGACAAGCTGGTCGCGGAGGGGTCGCTGATCCGGTGCGTGATGCCGGATGACGCGATCATCGACTTGGATGCCGATGACGATTCCGATCACGAACTGACCGAGGACGTGCGCGGCGTGGTGGACGTGCTGTGTCAGGTCCGCGACGCCGGGTTGTTCCCGGATAGCGGCGCGATCGGCCTCGACCCGGTGGGCGTGTCCGCGATTGTGGACGAACTGGTCGCCCGTGACTTTGACGCTGACAACCAACTTCGCTCGATCGGGCAGGGGTACAAGCTGAGCGCCGCGATTAAGGGCGCGGCCCGCAAGGTCGCGGCGCGGACGCTGCGCCACGAGGGCAAGGAACTGATGCGCTGGTGCGTCGGCAACGCGAAAATGGAGCCGCGTGGCGCAAGCGCGGTCGCCATCGTGAAGGCCACGCCTAGCGCCAAAATCGATCCGCTGGCGGCGATGTTCAACGCCGTGATGCTGATGACCGACAACCCGGTCGCAGCTGGTTCATTCGAGTATACGGGGATTTAAGCATGGGATTTATCGATCGCGCCCGGAACGCGGCGCGCGCGTTCCGGGCCGATGCGTCCCATGCGGCCCCGGCCCCGGCCGCGCCGATGCCGCCCGCGCAAGGCGGGTGGGCCATACGCAGCGATGCCGGGCAATCGGGGCCGATCGCCGGGGCGGACGGGCTGAACGATCCCAAGGGCATGACCGTGCTGAACCTGTTGGGGGGAAGCCGATCGGGCGCGCCGATGGGGGAGGCGCGGGCCATGACGGTCCCGGCGGTGCTTCGTGCGCTGGAGGTTCTGTGCGGCCTCTATGCGATGACCCCGGTTCACTATTACCGGAATACGCCGGAGGGCAAAGAGCGCGTGGACGACGCGCCGCAAGCCCGGATGCTGTCGACCAGCGCGAACGCCGTCCAGCCCGCTTATCTGCTGAAAGAGCTGATGATGGGCGATCTGTTGATGCGGGGGCGCTTCGGGGCCTTCATCCACCGCGACGAACTTTACCGACCGAGCGCCCTAAGCCGACTGGTCCCGGACGGGATTGCGCCGGTTCAGCATTGGGACCGGCAAGACGGGCTGGAGATGTTCTACGACGCGCAGCTGCCCGATGGTTCGCGCGATCGGCTGACCCGTAACGATATCTGGTTTGTGCCTGGCTTCAGCCGTGACGGCCTTGTCGGCATCGATCGCCTGAAGCTGCTGGGCAACACTTTCGAGTCCGCCGCCTCGACCAGCGAGTTTGCCCGGCGGTTCTGGGAGAACAACGCACAGCCATCCACTATCCTGACCACCAAGGCGAAGATCGACCGGCCGGGTAAAGAGGCCATCCGTTCCGACTGGCAGCAACGCTTCGCGGGTCCGCAAAATGCGGGTTCGGTCGCGGTGCTGGATCAGGAAATGGACGCCAAGTTCCTGGCGCATGACAACAAGGCTTCGCAGTTTATCGAGTCGCGAGGCTTTGGAGTTCTGGAGGTGGCGCGGGCCTTTGGCGTTGCGCCGCACGTACTCTTTGAACTGAGCCGCGCCACCTTCTCGAATATCGAGCATCAGAGCCTCGAATTGTATCTATATTCGATGCTGGCCCACTTTGAGCGGGGCGCGGCACATATGACTCATCAGTTTGCCGAGCCGGGCCATTTCTTCGAGTTCATGCCTGAGGCGATGCTGAAGGGCGATATCCTGACGCGGTATCAGGCCTATGCCCTCGCGATCGACAAGGGGATCATGAACCCCAACACGGTTCGGCGGAAAGAGAACATGAACGATCGGCCGGGCGGTGATGAATACCGCGTCGGTTCCGGTTCGCAGATTGAAGGGCGGCAGACTGTTCAGCCGCCCCGGCCGCCAGCGCCGCCTCAACAATCCGAGGAAGACGAATGAACCAGCATGTTCTTGCTGCGATCCGGTCGGAACCGTGGGCGATCGTGCCCGCCTATCTCGATGCGATCGAAGCCATAGCCCTTCGCATGATGGATCACCCGGCCCTGATCGCGGTCGAACGTGATGGCCATGAGGCACGCTTTGCGGATGCAACGGCGCGGATGGGGGAGCGCGCACCGGGGACGCGGACCGCCGCGCTTCGCGACGGTGTCGGAATCGTGCCCATGTTCGGGCCTGTCTTCCCCCGCGCCGGGGGGCTGGCCACGTCCGGCGCGACGACGCTGGACGCGGTTGCGGCCGATCTGCGCGCGCTGGAGGCATCGCCGGAGGTCCGCCAAGTCCTGATGACGATCGACAGCCCCGGCGGGGCGGTGTCGGGCGTCCATGACTTCGCGCGCTATGTCGCGAATTTCTCCAAGCCGCTTTCGGTCCATGTGTCGGGTCAGTGCTGTTCCGCCGTGTATTGGATCGCCAGTCAGGCGTCCGGCGGGATCAGCCTTGATCCAACGGGCGTGGTCGGCTCGATCGGCGTCTGCATGTCGACTTCCTATCAGGAAGGCCCCGACGCATCGGGGCGTCGGTCGATCGACATCACCAGCACGAACGCCCCGAACAAGCGCCCGGACCTTTCGACCGAGGAAGGCCGGGCCGCGCTTCGCTCGACGCTGGACGCGATCGAGTCCGTGTTCATCAGCACCGTGGCCAAGGGTCGCGGTGTCTCTGAAGCTACCGTCCGTGCCGATTTCGGCAAGGGCGGCACCCTGACCGGGAAGGACGCCAAGGCGGCCGGGATGGTCGACCGCGTGGAGGCCGATGGCCTTGACGGGGCGATCCGCCGACTCGCTCGCAGCGCCCCACCGGCAGCGCCCCGGCGGGCCGCCGCGGCGAACCACCTGGCCTTGGCGCATCTGCGCTCCGGCCTGTAATCCACCAAGGAGAATGACCATGCGCATTACCGCGCTGAAGGCGAGTCTGGCGGCCGAAGTCCAGTCGATGGAAGCGATCCTCGACGCCGCCAGCAATGACAACAACCGCGATCTGACGGCCGATGAACAGACGGCGTTCGACAAGCACAAGGCGGAGGCCGAGCGGCTCCAGGTGGCGGTCGGTCGCGAAGAGACCACGCTGGCGCTGAAGGCGGCCTCCGCCCGACCCATCCATGTCGGTGGTGCTGGCGCGGGCGGTGGCTCCGTCCCGGCGGCCGTGAAGGAAAAGCTGGAGCCGGGCGTGATGGTCGGTCGCATCGCCCTGTCGCTGGCCGCGACAGGTGGTAATGATCAGCGGGCGATGGCGAACCACGCGCAGACCGTGTTCGGTGACGAAACCGGGCAGATTGTCGCCAACATGGAACAGTCGACCAATACCAAGGGCGGCTATCTGGTCGACACCGATTACAGCCGCGACTTCATCGGCTTGCTGCGCCCGCGCGTCGTCATCCGTAATCTGGGGGCGCGGTCGGTGCCGATGCCGGACGGCAACCTGACGATGCGCAAGAAGACGGCGGGCACGCAGGCGGGCTATGTCGGTGAGCGAGTTCCGGCGCCGACCACCGACATGCAGGTCGGCAATCTCAACATGAGTGCCAAGAAGCTGATGGCGTTGGTGCCCATCACCAACCAGCTGATCCGCCGCGCCAGCTGGGGCGTCGACCAGATGGTCCGTGACGATCTGGTCGACAGCGCGGCGGTCAAGGAAGATCAGCAGTTCCTGCGGGGTGCGGGTAGCGCGGTCGCACCGACCGGCGTCCGTTACCTGATCGCGGGCGGCAACGTGCTGGTGATGACCGCCAACCCCACTCTTGTGACCGTTTCGTCCGATCTGGGGCGGATGGTGCTGGCGGTGAAGAACGCCAATGTGCCGATGCTCAATTGCGGCTGGATCATGAGCCCGCGTGTTCGCGAGTTCCTGGCCAGCCTGCGCGACGGGAACGGCAATATCGTCTATCCGTCGATCGAGGCGAGCGGCACGCTGAAGGGCTACAAGATCGCGGAAACCACGTCGGTCCCCGACAATCTGGGGGCGGGCGGAAACGAATCCGAACTGTATTTCGGGGACTGGTCGCAGTTCCTGATCGGTGACACCTATCAGGTGGCGCTGGCGGCTTCGGACACGGCGGCCTATGACGACGGTGGCACGATCCGGGCCGCTTTCTCGAACGACGAGACGGTCATTCGCCTAATCGAAGAGCACGACACGCAGCTGCGTTACGATCGCGCGGCGGCCGTGCTGACCGGCCTGACCTGGGCTCCCTAAGCCCCTCCCACCACAACCAACCCAATGAGGCGGGTCCGTGTCACGGGTCCGCCTTTTCACGTTCACGGAGGGCCATCATGGCGATCAAGTTTCTCGAAACGACTCAGGTCGGCACCATCTACAACGCGGACGAGGTGGCGGCGTTCGATCCCGAAACCGAGGCTGAATTGATCAAGGCGAAGGTGGCGGAAGCCGTCGAGCCGATCAAGGAAAAGGGCGGCAAGGCCGCGCCTGAGGCCTGATCCAGCGCGGGCGGGGGGAGACGTCATGATGGAAATCATACCGCTGACCGCTGCCCGCGAATGGCTGAAGGTCGATGATGAAATTGGCGACGATCTGTTGAAGGCGCTGATTGCAACGGCCGTCCAGTTCGTCGCGGACTTCATGCAGCGCCCGTTGGTGGGGGAGGGCGGTTGGCCAGACGGTCAGCTGCCCGCGCCTGTCGTGCATGGCATTCGGGTCGCGCTGGTCGACCTGTACAACAATCCGGAAAACCCGTTTTCCGATACCAAGGCCATCATGGCGCTGGTTGGCAGCTACTGCCGACCCTCGTTCGGCTGATGGGCGGCTATGACAAGCGGCCGGAGTTCCGGCCTAACAAGCGGGTTCAGCTGGAGCGTCCCAAGGCTAGCAAATCCTTTTCGGGGGCGGGGCAGGGTGATTGGGAGCCTGCCACGCCGGGCAAAATCTGGGCAGAGGTCCGTGACATTCTGCCCGGTCGTGGGGATGAACTGGCGGACGGTCTGACGTACAGCAAGCGTCCCGCTCGCATTCGCATCCGGTATCGCGAGGGCGTAACCGGCAAGATGCGGTTCATCTTCGATGGCCGCGTCCTCCAGATTGTCGCGGGTCCGGCTGAGATCGGGCGGCGCTACCTGCTGGAATTTTCCGCGCAGGAATACAGCCCGGCCGGGAACCCGGCCTGATGGCCAAGGCCACGGGACGCGACGACGTAAAGCGCTACATGGCCGCCATCCCCGGATATTGTCGGACCAAGCTGCTGCCCGGCGCGGCCCGCGCGGGTGCGAAGGTCATCGCCGATGAAGCGCGGGATCGGTGCGAGTCCGACCGCGTCGGGGCGGCTATCGTGGTCAAGGCGCGCCCGGTGACGGACGACACGATCCGCGTCGTCGTCACCGTCAAGCGCGGCTTTGCCTATTCGCTGGGGGTTTGGCTGGAGTACGGCACCGCGCCCCACTTCATCGCCGCGCTGGGGGGAGTTGGCGCGCGGAAGCTGAACAAGAGCCTGCGCGACAAAAAGAGCAACCTGACTCTGGTGATCGGCAATCAGCCGGTCGGACCGGAGGTCTTTCACACGGGATCGCGCGCCTTTCCGTTCTTGCGCCCCGCGCTGGACGTGAAAGAAGCGGACGCGATCCGCGCAGCGCAAAATTACATCAACACCCGCCTGAGCCGGAAAGGCGTCGGGCCGGATGACATGGATGATGACGCATGAGCGATCAGCCGATTGAGGACGTGGTCGATGGTGCCACGATCATGGGTGCCGTCCTGTGCGCCTATCCGCCGCTGCTGAAGCTGGTTGCGGTCGACAACATCAAGGGCGGCCGATTGCCGGAAGGCCAGCCGCTCCCGGCCATTTTGGTGCGTACGGTCAGCAGCGTCGATTCCAAGCGCCTGCGACGCGAGGCGACCCGCCGCTGCATCGACCGGGTTTCGGTCGCGGTGCGCGCCGCCAGCTGGGCTGAGCAACGCGCGATCATCAAGGCCGTCAGAGAAGCTGGCGCAGACCGGGTTGGCCAGATTGGCGGCGGGCTGAATGTCTCGATCATGCTGAATGGCCTGGGGCCGGACGTGGATGGCCCCGGCGGGACTTACGAACAGACCCAAGATTTCCGCGTCACCTACGACGCCATAACCGGAGAATGAGCATGTCCGACGACACCAATACGAAGAAGGCCAAGGTGGTCCGCGATTTCAAGGATGCGGGAACGCTGCGGTCCTTCACCGCCGGGGAAACCGTGATGCTCACGCCCGGCGAGTTCGGCAATTACGTCGTGGCCGGTCTGGTCGCGGAGCCTGACGCGGATGAACCCGCCACCGATCCGGCCGCCTAACCCGCATCCCGCCTTTCCATTCCACTTAGGGGTAAATCATCATGACTTCCCAGACTGCGGCGGGCTCGAAGCTCGCTATGTCGCCTGCCACGCCCTCGACGTTCGATGCGACGGGCTTTGCGGCGCTGACCATGACGGCCATCGGTCAGGTCGAGAAAATCGGCGCATTCGGTGCCAGCTTCACGAAGGTCGAGTTCCAGCCGCTCGACGGACCCAAGCAGAAGTACAAAGGGCCGGTGGACAACGGCACGCTCCAGCCGTCGATCGCGATCGACAGTCAGGATGCCGGGCAGGCGATCCTTCAGACGGCCGGTGCCGACAAGTCGCAGAAACTCTATTCGTTTTGCGTCACCTATCAGGACGGCGCGAAGCGTTATTTTCAGGGCCGTGTGTTCGGGATGCCCGAGACGGCGGACGGCGCGGCGTCGATGCTGATGGCGAATCCGGCCATCGAAATCTGCACCGATATCGTCAAGGTTCCGGCCCCCACCTCCTAACCCGTTTCCGGCCCCGGCCGGTCCAAGAGCATCGGCCCGCCCCGCGTTGCGCGGGACGGGGCGGGTCGGTGCATCCCGCGCAATCCCGCCGCCAAGAGGTTTAGATCATGTTCGATATCACCACGCAGGCCGTCGCGCTGACCGCCCCGCTGCATCTGAAGGACGCGGCTGGCAATCTGCTGTACACCTCGGACCGCAAGCCCGTCCGCATCCACCTGCATGGTCCGGCTTCGCCTGAATATGCGCGGATCGAAGAGCGCCAGACGCAGCGGGCGTTGAAGCGGGCGCAGGACAATGACGGCAAGGCGACCGCGCCGTCGTCGGACGATCGCCGGGCGCAGATCGCGGAGGACTATGCGGCCGTCACCGTCGCATTCGAGAATTTCAACTATCCGCCCGCCGGGGACGTGATGGGTGCCGAGGCGTTTCGCGCCACCTATGCCGATCCGACGCTGGGCTTCATCGTCAACCAGATTACCAAGTTCCTGGCTGACTGGGGAAACTTCAAGCCCGCATCGGGCGCGAACTGAGCCTCTATGTTCGGCAAATGGCGTGGCTTGCCGCCACGCCAAAGCCGCCTGAAGGTATGAAGAAGGCGGAGCGGTGGGACTCGATAGATCCCGCCGAGAAAATGAGCCGCGCGGAGCGCATGGGCAAAGTCGCGGCTGAAGCGGCGATGCCGCCAAATCCCATGCCGCACATAGTCGAGCGGTTCATTGAAATGGGCATGGTTGAGGCGGGCGGCATGGGCACGGTTCCGCTCAGCTGGTCGACCTTGTCCGCATGGTCGCAGATGACGGGCGTTCGTCTGTGTCCGTGGGAGGCGCGGACGATCCGCCGCCTCTCTGTCGACTATCTGGCGGAGGGGCGGCGCGCTGAGGATATGACCTGCCCGCCGCCCTGGCACCCGCCGGTTAGCGAGGCGGAAACTTCACGCGAACGCGCGGCGCTGGAATTGGTGCTGGGCTGACTCGCTTTCCCTGACCGCTGCGGTAGATTGGAGCGGTCAGGGAGGGAGCGATGAAGGTACTAATAGTTGGCTTGGCCTTGCTGGCCCAAGTTGGAATTTCTCCGCAAAAAAAGGTTGCCCCAATCCGATCAACCGCAGGGCTTCCGAATTTTGAATTTAAGAGCTTCAAGGCCAATCATGAGATTGATCAGAGCATTCTCAAGGATTGCGGAAAGATCGATGAATTGACCAGCTGCATGTACATGAACGAGGTGCTGGCGGGATACCCGGTTGCCATTCAAGTTAATGTGTACAACGGAAGACTTTCGTCACTTAACGCATTCCCAAAGCAGGCAAGGGTCATTAACATATTTGATGTTATTGATGCTTTTAAGAAGAAGTATGGCAATCCTTGTCGCGCGGATAAAGCTGTTTGGCGAAATGCCATGGGCGCGGTATTGGAAAATCCAACTTACGTATGGTGCTTCCGAACAGGCAAGTTAACCGTTGTAAAGTATGGGGTCGATATTGCCTCACCCGATATCTTTTACGATGACCTAAACAGCCCACCGATCAAGCCTAAGGTTGATTTTTAATAACATTGGCGGCCTGACCGTCAGCATAACGATTCACCAAGGGGCTGCCCATCCGGGCGGCCCCTTTTTCTATGAGGCGTAGCGGATGGATGATCTCGAAAATGCTGCGCTTGGCGTCGGCTTCGATATCGACACCGGCGGTTCGTTCGAGGCGTTGGCGCGGCTGGATACGGCGATCGATCGCGCCACCGCCAACGCACTGGAGGAGTTCAACCGGGTCGAGCGCGCATCCGCGTCCATGCTCAACCTGAACGGCGCGCAGGCCTCGCTGCGGACCTTTGGTGCAGAGACGACGCAGGCGGCCCGTGCGGCCGCGCGTGAACTGGCATCGGTTGAAAAGTCGGGTGAGCGTCTGGTTGCGCAGGTCGAGCGCCAGAGCGCCGCGTTCGGCAAGACGCGCGAGGAAATGCGGCTCGCCAAGGTCGAGGCCGCCGCACTGGCAGCGGAACAGCAGGGGCTGACCGAACTGGCGGGCCGGTTGCGTGCGTCGGAATCCGAACTGGCGGGCAAGGAACTGGCGGCCGCGCGGCGGGCTCGCTTCGAGGCGGAGGCGCTGGCAGAGGCGCGCGCAGAAGCCGAGGCGAAAGCCGCCATCGAGGCCGCACGGGAACGCACGCGGGCAGAAGCCGCCCTGATCGTCCAATTGCGCGAGCGGTCGCAGCTGCAAGGCCTGCTGGACCAGAATTTCGGTACGAACCAGCCGCGCGCGACCGATGCGGGCGCTACCTATAGCGCGCTTGCGGCGCGGGCGGCGGAGGAAGAGGCGCAGGCTCTGCGATCGGCCGCACGCGCGCATGAAATGTTTGAGGCGCGGGTGAAATCCGGGGTTCTGGCGCTTCGCGAGCATGAGGCGGCGGAAATCGCCGCCACGCGCGAACATGAGATGCTGGCGGCCGCTGCTGAGCGGCTGCGCGGATCGATCGATCCCGCCTATGCGGCGCAGGCCCGGTTCAACAAGGAAATCGGCGATGCGCGCAAGCTGATTTCTTCGGGCGCGATCGGGCTGGACGAATATGCGGCAAAGCTGCGGATCGAACAGGCGCTGCTCGATCGCGCGACCGGCGCGCATGACGACTTGGCGCAGGCGCAGCGGCTGACCGCGTATGAAACCCTAAACCTGACGCGGAACTTCGCGGACGTGGGCGTCACCGCGACCATGGGCATGGACCCGTTCATGATCCTTGTTCAGCAGGGTCCGCAAATCCTCGACGTATTCCAGCAGGTCCAGGCGCGGGGCGGCAGTGCGGCCGGAGCCTTGCGCCAGTTGGGTCAAGACGTGATGGCCTATGCCGTCGCAGGATTTGAAAAGGTCGCCACCTATCTGACGCCGGTAAATCTGTTGCTGGCGGGTACGGCACTGGTGGCCGTCGCGGCCGTCCGGGCGATGGGTGACTATGGCGAGGCGATGCGGCGGCTGGAGATTACGGCGGCCGGTCTGGGTCGTACCTCCGGGCAGACGGCCGTGCAGCTGGAGGCGATGGCGGAGACGGCCGCGTCGACCGGCAACCGCTCGCTGACGGCCGCGCGTGACAGCGTGGCGGCTTTCGCATCGGCCGGGATCGAAAGCGGTCAGACCATCACACTGCTGGCGGCAAATGTCGACAAATATGCCAAGCTGACCGGGCAGGATGCGCCAGCGGCGCAGGCGGCCTTGGCTGAAGCCATGTCGGACCCGGCGCGCGCGGCCGATACCTTCACGCAGCAGCTGGGGCTGCTGAACGGGGCGCAGTATGAGCATATCCGCGCGCTTGCGGCGCAGGGGGACGGGGAAAAGGCCGCGTCCGAACTGACGCGCATCTTGACCGCCGATATCGCCGCCAACACCCATGAAGCGACCGGGCTTGCCCATGTCATGGACGGGCTTGGCGATGCTGTGGCGGGCGTCGCCACGATGTTCGGCAAGCTGGATCAGCGGATCAAGGCGGCGGGGGCCTCCTATGACGCTTGGCTAAAGCGCAATGTCGGTGGATGGGCTGTCGACCTGATCGGCACCGGCAACGCGATGGCGCTTGGTCCCAACGCGGCGGCCGGTCGCAATCAGGACCAGATTGCGGCCCTGAACGCATCGCAGTCGCTCAACACCAGCGGCATGAAGCAATTCAACGATCTGCTGGCGCAGCAGCGGATTTTGCAGAAGGGCCTTGCCGACACCACGGGCCTGACGGCCGCGCAGGTCGGTGCGCTGCGTCATGATTATGCGGCGGTCACGGACACGATCAACGCCAACCGTACCGCGACGGGTCAGTGGATCACCACGCAGGACCGCGCCCATATGGTCGCGCAGGCGCAGGCCAAGCTGGCGGCCGCCCGCAACCAGACCGAAAAAGCATCGGCGCAGCAACAGCTGACCCGGCTTCAGCTGGGTACGCAGGTTCTGACGCAGCGCGAACGCGAAACGCAGGCGCTTGATGCGTACAACCGCGTGGCGGATCGTTATCACAAGCCCAAAGGCGAGGATCACGCGGCGCAGCTGCTCCGCGATGCGCAGGCGGTCGAGGCGCAGATCCGCAACCTGTACGCGCTGGCGGACGCCTATGCGGTATCGAGTTCCGCCGCCTTGATCGCAGAGGCGCGGGTGCGGGCGGAAAGCCATGCGATCCGCCAGCGCGGCGATATCGAGGCGGCGGTCAACCGTCAGATTGAGTTGTCGATCGCGCAGCGTGTCGCGGACGGCGCGAAGTCGGTCCAGTCGATGGACGAACAATCGCGCATCCAGACCGAGGTGAATACGGCTGTCGCCAATGGTCTGATCCCGGCTGCGCGTGCCAATGAGCTGCTACGCGAGCGTATGGCTGAACTGCCCCTGCTGGCGGCTCTGGAGGTCGCGCAGCAGCGCGGCTTGGCCAAGGGGGCAACGGATACGCAAAAGGCCTTGGATGCGCTCCACGACGCTCAGGGGCGTAATCGCGCGGCGGTCATCGGATCGCGGTTCGTTGCGACCGACGAGGGGGCCGATCGGCGCTTGGCTGAACTGGCCAAGGAAAAAGAACTGATCGAGGCCACTGATGCCGCCCGCGTGAAGGCCATGGCGACGCTTAAGGCCATGCAGGAACTGCCCGCGCTCGACTTCGGAGGCAAGTTCGCCACCGACTATGTCGCCAAGCAGGTCCAGATTGCCGAAGGCCAGCAACAGCTCCAGGCGCTGACCAACGCCTATAATGAAAGCCTCCAGTATCAGGCCGATCTGCTGGACACGATCGCGACCAACATGCAGGCGGCCGGACGTGGGATGGCCGATGCGTTCGGGGAGGCGGGGCGCGCGATCGGCGATATGTCGACCGTCTTTGCGGGCCATCTGGCGGACCAGCAGCGGCTGAACGACTGGCAGAAGCAACAGCTGAAGAACGCCAGCGAATTGCCGGAAAGCGAGGCCCGCGCGGCCAAGGAGCGCCAGATTGCGACGCAGTATGCGCTGCGCTCGGGTGCGATGCAGATAACCATGTACGGCGATCTTGCCGCGTCCGCGAAAGGGTTCTTTGCCGAGGGCTCGACCGGCTATCAGGCGATGGCAACGGCGGAAAAGGCGTTCCGGGCAGTTCAGTTCGCCTTGTCGGTGCGGTCCATAGCGCAGGATGCGATCGAGACGGGCAGTTCGATCGCCAAGAGCGGCGCGCGCGCGGCCGCCCATGCGGTCGAGGCCGTGGCCAAGGCCATTGCGGGCCTGCCGTTCCCGCTCAACATCGCAGCGGGTGCGGCAACCGCCGGGGTGCTGGCGTCGATCGGCCTGTCCATCGTTGGGGCTTTCCGTGGCAATGGCGGTGAACTGCCCAAGGCGAACGACGGTACGGGGACCGTGCTGGGGGACAGTGCCGCGAAGAGCGAGAGCCTGAAGCGGTCGCTGGACGCGCTGAAAGAGGTGGACACGATCACGTCCGTCTATGCGCGGGAAATGGCCACGTCACTGCGGTCGATCGACAACCAGATTGGCGGCCTCGCCAGTGTCTTGGTCCGTGCCGGCAACATCAACGCATCGGCCGGGATCACCGAGGGGTTCAAGACGGACAGCACCGGCGGTTTGCTGAAGGGGATCGTCACGGGTGGCGGTCTGTTCAGCAAGGTGCCCGTCATCGGTGGCATCATCGGTGCGGTGGGCGATCTGATCGGGTCGCTTTTCGGTTCCACCACCACTGTCGTCGGCAATGGCCTGTATGGCGGCGCGCAGTCGCTTGGCGGGATTCTGTCGGGCGGTTTCGATGCCTCCTATTATTCGGACGTTGAGAAGAAAAAGCGGTTCCTGGGGATCACCACCGGCAAATCCTATTCGACGCAGTATACGGGGGCGGACGCCGGGCTGGAAAACCAGTTCACGCTGATCCTGCGCGAGTTCAACGACGCGATCGTCGCGGCGGCCGGGCCGTTGGGGGCCGCTACCGGCGATATCCAGAATCGTCTGAATGGCTTCGTGGTCGACATCGGCAAGATCGACCTGAAGGGTCTGACCGGCACGCAGATTCAGGAAAAGCTGACCGCCGTTTTCGGGGCGGCGGCCGATCGCATGGCGGATACGGCTTTCCCCGGTTTCCAGCGGTTCGCCAAGGTCGGGGAGGGCGCGTTCGAGACGCTGGTCCGCGTCGCCTCGACCGTCGAGGCCGCGACCAACGCGCTGAACGATCTGGGGGGCGCGGCGCAGGCGCTGGGCATCGATGCGAAGATGGGACTGGTTGGCCAGTTCGACAGCATCAGCGCGTTCAGCAGCGCCACGGACGCCTATTTCAAGGCCTATTACAGCAAGGCGGAGCAATCGGCCGCCAAGACCGCACAGCTGGGCAAGGTGTTCGACAGCCTGGGGTTGTCGATGCCCGCCAGCCTGTCCGCGTTCCGGTCGCTGGTCGAGGCGCAGAACCTGAGCACGACGGCCGGACAGGCGACCTATGCCACGCTGCTGAAGCTGGCCCCCGCCTTTGCCGATCTGCAAACGGCCATGGAGGGGGTAAAGAGCGCGGCCGATATCGCCAGCGAGCGCGCCGATCTGGAGCGGAAGTTGCTGGAGGTGAACGGCGATACCGCCGCGATCCGCGCGCTCGATCTGGCCAAGCTGGACGAGAGCAACCGGGCGCTTCAGCTGCAAATCTGGGCCATCCAGGATGCGCAGGAAGCCGCCAAGGCGGCGGACGAACTGCGCAAGGCTTGGACCAGTGTTGGCGACAGCATCATGGATGAGGTCAAGCGCATTCGGGGGCTGACCGATACCGGCACCTCGGGCGGCTTTGCTTCGCTCTTGGGTCAGTTCAATGCCGCCAACACGGCCGCGCGGGGCGGGGATCAGGATGCCGCAAAGCTGCTGCCCAGCCTGTCGCAGTCGCTGCTGACGGCGGCCGGTAACACGGCCACCAGTCGGCAGGAACTGGACCGCATCCGGGCGCAGACGGCCGCACAGCTGGAGGCGACATGGGCGGCCATCCAGGGGCGCAGCACCGCGCCGGTTTCGGGGGCGGCATCGACGGCGTCGGGCATGACGGCGATCGACTATGCGCAGAGCGTCCAGCAAAGCACGGCTGCGCCCGCCAATGACGACATGGTGGCGGAGCTTCGTAGCCTGCGCGATGAGGTCGCGCAGCTGCGGCGCGAAAACACGGCGGGTCACGCCGCCACGGCGGGGAATACCGGCGCGATCAAGAAAACCTTGGACACCGTCACCGCCCCATCGGGCGGTGCGGCCGTCAGCGTTGCAGGGGCAGCATAATGGACGTTGTAACCGCCGATGGCGGTCGTTTCTCGCTCGGCACCGTCGAGGCGGGTGCGACGGTCGGAATCATCGACTTCAGCCGTCGGGTGACGGACGATTTCGGTGTGACGACTGTCGTGCAACGCGGCTTTTCGCGTCGTCTGTCGGTGCGGCTGGCGGTGCCGAGCGAGGATGCGGACGGGCTTCAGCGGCGTCTTGCTGATCTGCGTTCGACGGCCGCCCGCTGGATCGCGGATGATCGTTTCGCGTGGCTGAGCCCGTCCGGCTTTTACAAGGATTTCGATATCGACTTGGCGGTCCCGCCGCTGAGTTTTTGCACCCTGACGGTCGAGGGGCTGGCGGAAACGGAAGTCGGGCCGGACGCGGGCGGTGATCCCGCTCCGAATGGCGAATCCACCCTTCGCCTGTTGCAGCCCTTCCCCGTCACCGACGCGGCGCTGCTGGCGTCGAGCGTCGCGGAGAATGACGCGCCCGCATGGGCGGCGGGGACCGGCTATGTCGTCGGTGCCAAGGTGCTGCGCCAGCACCGCGTCTATGAGGCGGTGATCGCCAACACCGGCAAAGACCCGGCCGCTGGCGGTGCTGAATGGCTCGATACCGGCCCGTCCAACCGCTGGTCCATGTTTGACCAGGCGCTCGGCACGGTGACGGCCGCGCAAGGCGAAATCGCGGTCACGATCGAAATCGCGGCGATGCAGGCGGTCGCGCTGCTGGACGTGACGGGCGCGACCGTGCGGGTGACGGCGGACGGCTATGACCGGACGCAGGCCGTGACCGGCGGGGCCGTCACCTTCCTCGACCTGGGGGCAAAGGGGCGCGTGACGATCCAGATCGCCGGGGCAGGGTCCGTGTCGGTCGGCACCGTGCTGGTCGGCAAGCTGGTCGCGCTCGGTTTGACCGAGGCCAGCCCCACGGCCGGGATCACCGATTTCAGCCGCAAGGATGTGGACGATTTCGGTGAGGTGACGATCGTCAAGCGTGGCTGGGCAAAGCGGATGACTGCCAAGGCGCTGATCCGGACGGACGCGCTAGATCTGGTCGCCAATCGGATCGCCGCGGTTCGGGCGGTCCCATCGCTGTGGATCGGTCAGGACGGCCGGGACAGCCTGACCATATATGGATTTTTCAAGGATTTCGGGATCACGGTCGACGGGCCGTTGTCCAAGTTGTCGCTGTCGATCGAGGGCCTGAGCGCGGCCGCGCCGATCGCGGCGTTGGTCGAGTGGGAGGCTGTCGGCAACACGGGCGGCAAGAAGCCAAGCGACAATGCGGATAAGACCAGCGAGAATGTCGCGAGGGATACGGCGTTCGTAGGTGGCACGCCATCCAAGACGGTCAACGACCAGCTGGCCCGTATCGAGCCGATCACGTCGAACGTGTCCGCTATCGCTCTAGCGCAGGCGGGCCACGCTGCAGAATTGGCGGTGCTGGCCGATGCGCGGATCGATATGGAGGCGGTGCAGCGGCAGGCCGAGCGGGCTGCGGGCAGGCTGGACGAGACGCTGCTGCGCTTGCTGTCCGAGTCGTCGCGGACGCGTGAGGTGCTTCGCGATGCGGGGATCGTCGTCGATCCGGTCACCGGGGTCGTCCGCATCTATGCGGTCGATCAGGTGGCCGAGCGGACCAATCGCGTCGAAGTGGGGCTGGACGCGGTGCGTGGCACCGTATCGCTGAAGGCCGACTCGAATTGGGTCGAGGAGCGTATCGCCCTGGCGGTCCTCGACCCTGCGCAAGCCGCGCAGCTTGAGCCGATCATCAAGCGGCTGGTGAAAGCCGAGGTGGAGGTCGACGGCCTGAAAGGCACAGTCACGTCGAAAGCCGACGCGATCGAGCTGACGAAGGTCGGCGGGCGGGTGACGACGGTCGAGCAGGATATCGACGCGCTGAAAGGGTCGATCGCCCTCAAGCTGGACAGGACGACGTTCGACGGGCTGAAGGCCACTGTCCAGTCGATCGAGCAGAAGCTCGATACTGTGGGTGACACGACGAGCTATTCGCTCAATGTCCGCCAGGCGCGTCTAGTTGCTGACGATGCCGCCACCGCCGCGCTGCGTGGCCTGTTGGCGGGCGACGAAGCCAACCAGCGGCAGATCGTCCAGGCGGCGCAGGCCCGTCAGGATATCTTCACGCGCCTTGACGGTGACAAGCTGACGGAGGCGCAGGCGCGCTTGGCGCTGACGGCCGAGATCGGCGCAGTGCGGTCAATGGCGGTCAGCGAGACAACCGCGCGCATCACCGCTGTCGATGCTGTGGCGCGCGACGTGCGGGCCTTGGGTGTGACCACTGATAAGCAGGCCGCAGCGATCGGTGAGGTCAATGAAGCGGTCATTGATGCGAAGGGCGGTCTTGCTCGCAGCGCAACGACCATTCGACAGGTGGTGGGTCGGGCTGACACGGCCGATGAGGCGATCCTGCGCGCCCTCATTAACGGAGACGACGCAAGCCGAGCGCGACAGGCGCAAATCGTGCAAATCCAGACCGAGTTTTCGACAACGCTGAACGCAAATGAGTCTGCCAGCGCGTTCGCGCGCCAAGCGCTGCTGGCGCGGATGAATGCGGCCGAGGCGGCGATCGTCGACGTGCAGCGTGTGCTGACTGACAATATCCAATCGCTGGTCGAGCGTGTCCGTGCGTCAGAAGCGGCGTGGCGCGATCCGGAGACTGGCCTCGTGGCCACCCGCGCACGCTTGGCGCTGGAAGAAAATTTGAGCACGACCCGATTTCAGGCAAACGCCAAGGCCATCGAAACGCTCAGCTCGACGGTCAACGACCCGAATACCGGGCTGCCCGCCGCTTTCGCGACCATTGGCACCGTGCGAGAAACAGCTGCGAACGAAAACGCAGCGACAGCCAAAAGGGTCGACCAGGTCCGGGCAGTGATCGACGGTGTCGGATCGGTCGGGCTTCAGCAGGCCTTTGAGGCGGTGGTCGATCGCTTAGGAAAAATCGAAGGTACGATCACCTTCAAGATCGACAACAATGGCAATGTCACCGGCCTTCAGCTGATTGGACCGGGGCAAGGCCCCGGTTCTCTGAACCTGATCAACACGGATTTGAGACTCGGCACGGGCCGGGTGATCTACAATGACGGTAACGTCATGTGGGTCCATGGTGTGGGCTTTGGTGTCGCGCGAGATTTGCTTGAGTGGTTCGGACCCACGATGGCTATCGAGAATTGCAGTCGTGCCAACGCAAAGTCTTATAAATCGACAGACGGCTCGGAATTTATGGGCGGCGCGCTTTCTATAAGCACACTGACCCATCCCGGAGGGTCTGCCAGTCTGGCGGCTGATGCGGTGGCCGAGGTGTCTAGTTTTGGATCGAACGGCAAGCCCGTCAAATACATCGCCTCATGGACGTATTATCAGCAATGGACGGCTCAATATGCCGCGACGAATGACGGATTGAAGGCGTTCAATGCGGTTGTCGAGTCCTTCAACGCTACGTCGGATGATGGCGGCTACACCTATTTCGGGTCGAAGAGCGTCGAGCAGCCTGCATCGACCATCACGCTGACCCGGACATTTGGAGCGACTGCCGACCAGCTTCAGCAGAAGTCCTTCACCAGCCAGCAGCAGACGTTCTTTGGCTTGAAGCCCGTCGTTGGCGCGGGGGAGTCGGGCAAGGCCACCTTCACTACCTCAATCGGTGGCGGCTTCACCGTCACCGATCCTGTCCAGTCCACCGCCAATCGCACCCTTCGCTTGGCCCTGTCTCGGGGCTTCACCCTTCATGAAGGCGTCGTCCAGCGCCTGACTATCGTTGCCGTCGAGGAGTAAGAATATGTCTTGGTATAGTGCGGGCTCCGTCACCGTCGCGAATGGCTCGAATGTCGTCACAGGCGCGGGCACCGATTTCGTAGCGAATGCGTCGATCGGTGAGGCATTTATCGGGCCGGATGGCCGCAGCTATGAGATCGCGCAGATTGTCTCGGCTACCGATCTTCGTTTGGGGAAGGCCTATCAGGCGGCCACGGGTGGCGGCCAGGCTTATTCGATCCAGCCGACTCAGAGCCTCGCCCGAGATCTGGCGCTGGGGGTTGCGGAGCTGATCGGCGGGTTCGCGGCGGTTCGCGACGGTGTTGGCCAAGGCAATTTTTCTGATGGCAGCGTCAACACGCCCGCTTTGCGCTTTGCGGCCGATCGAGATACGGGCTGGTATCGTGAAGGAGACAATCGGCTGGGCATTGCTGCCGGGGGGCTACGGTGCGTGGCTTTCCAGCAGAATCAGGTAACGTTCAACAGCACGGTGGGCGGCCGAAACCAAACCGGGGCCGATATCGTCTATTTCAGTCAAACCTTTACATCGGACGGCGGCGTTCCGGTCAGTGCGGTCCGCGCCATCCAGCAAAACGGTGATTACCCCGACGCTGGCGGGCTGGGGCTCTTCACCGCCTATGGCTCGCTGGCGGAGCGCCTTCGTCTGGAGTCGTTGGGCACGGTCCGACCGGGGAGCGATAACCAACAGCAATTCGGTACGGCGGCCTATCGCTGGTCGGTGGTGTTCGCGGGGACGGGGACGATCAACACGTCCGATGCGCGAGCCAAGAACGATATCTCTGCGATCCCTGACGAGTGGCTCGATGCATGGGCCGCTGTGCGGTGGCAGCGATACAAATTCACGGATGCCGTCCAGATGAAGGGCGATGACGCGCGTTGGCACATCGGTCTGATCGCGCAGGAGGTTCGCGATGCTTTCGTGACGCGTGGGATCGACGCGTTGGCGATCGGCCTGCTTTGCCACGATGAATGGGCGGCGATCCCCGAGAAGGCTGAAGTTCGGGACGAGGAAGGCAATATCACCGAGGCGGCGCAGCCAGCCCGGCCGTCGGGTGATCGCTGGGGCCTGCGATATGACGAATGCGCTGCGATGGAAGCGGCCTATCAGCGCCGTCGCATCGCGCAGCTGGAGGCGCAAATCGCGGCGCTGAGTGCGCAGCATGGCTGATCCGCCCGCCACCGGCTTCAACTGGAAAGAGTGGGTTCCGGTGCTGTCCTTCGCGGTGGTCATCGCCGGTGCACTGATCGCGGGCGGTGGCTATATCAGTCAACTGCGCGACAACACGCGCCGCCTCGACGCGCTGGAGCAGCGGGTCGAACTGTTGCGCTCGATCGACACGCGCACGGCGCGGATCGAAGCGAAGCTGGAGGTGCTGGTCCCGGAAAAGGATCACCGGCCATGATCGACGGCGGAATCGTCATGATCGTGGTCGGCTGGCTGATCACCATCTTTCCACCCGTCGAACGGCTGGTGTCCGGGCGGCGCGCGGCCGTGCGGCCGGTGGCGATCGGCGTCGTGCTGCGCGAAGCCTATCCACCTCATTCATCCCCTCCCACTCTGATTGAACTGGTCGTGGCGGCCGATGCCGCCCTGCTGGACGACGCTCTCCTGCGTGGTGAGCGCGGCGCGTCCAACGATCCGGATCACTCCTGACCGCTGACGGCCGGAAGCCGTCGACCACTCCGAACCGGAGAATCACAACATGAAGCTGATTACCAACTGGCGCCAGTCGTGGCGCTGGTGGTCCGTTCGCCTGTCTGCGTTCGGTGCCACGATCTTTGCGTTCCTGTTGGCAGCGCCTGACCAGGCGCTTGCCATCTGGTCGGCATTGCCGCCCGATATTCAGGCGCTGATCCCCAACCGGACCGAAATCGCGCTTGGCTTGACGATCGCGGTCACGGTCGTTCGCGTCGTGAAGCAAAAGGGGACGGCCGATGGCCAGCAGTAAGAAAACGCTGGCGGGCGTGCTGGGCTCCGCTGCGCTGGCGGCGCTGGCGATGGCAGGCCTGACCAGCTGGGAGGGCAAGAAGAACGTCGCCTATCGCGACATTGTGGGCGTGGCGACTGCATGTCGCGGCACGACGAAGGGCGCCCAGATGGGCCGCGTCTATACTGATGCGGAATGCGATGCGATGGACGAGGCCAGTGCCGTCGAACATGCGGAGGGGGTGCGACGTTGCACGCCGCGACTCGTGGGCAATCAGCTGGTCGCTGCCACGCTGCTAACCTACAATATCGGGGTCGGTGGTTATTGCGGCTCGACGGCCGCACGGCGGTTCAACGCTGGCGATCTGCGCGGCGGGTGCGATGCGTTCGCATTGTGGAACCGGGCGGGCGGCAAGGTGGTGCGGGGGCTGGTCAACCGACGCGATTACGAGCGTCGGCTTTGCCTGACCGGCCTGTGACCCGGCCGCGCTCGATCGCGATCGGCGTCGCGATCGTCGCTTTGCTCGGGATTTTCGCCTGGGTCTTCCTGTCGGGTCGCAAATCCGGGTCGGATCATGTGACCGCCAGCGTGAACCGCGATCACGTCCGCCAAGTCGGTGAGGCTCGGGCGGACGAACGCCGCGCCGCGACCAGCGCCGCCACCATCGCCGCCCGGACCGCACGGGTCGATGACCTGACCGACCGTTACGTCCGCCAACAAATCGAGGAATTGCGCCATGCGTTGTCCAGCGTTCCACCGGCTGCGCCCGGTGATCCTTTGCCTCCCGCTCCTGTCGATGGCTTGCGCGACCACCTCAACGCGGGGATCGTTAGAGCGAACCGAGCGGGCGAGCCTCCCACCGCTACCCCGTGAACTGACGAAGACCGAGCGGCTTGAGCCGCTGAGCGCCAAACCATCGGGTCAACTGATGACCATAGACCGGGCTATCCTGTCCGAACTGATCGAGCGTTTTGCCGAGGCGATCGGTGCGATCGAGCGCGGCAACGGCCGGGCGGTCGCGGTCCAGGAAGAGCGCGAATGTCAGCGCGCGATCCTTTCCACCGGCACGGCTCCGGCGGGCTGCTGACACCCTAGAAACCTGGAAGGACCAGTATGAAAATCCTGCTGATGGCGGGCGCGATGGCGCTCGCCTGTTTTTCTGCGCCGATCGCTGCGCAGACCAAGCCGCCGATCGCCGCTCCGTCGAGCATCGTTCCTCCGGCGGGCGTGGCTTTCACCGGCGCGGACGGACAGACCAAGTTCGCCAGCCCGGCCGATCCGCTTCCCACCACGGCCGCGCCGTTGGCTCCGGCCGGGGTGACGCCGCTGGTTGGCACGTCGACGGGCGCGCAGACGGTGGGGCCGTTCGTGCCGGTCCTGGGGCGGCCGATCACGGTCGCTCTGACCGCCACGTCGTGGCCCGGCGGTCAGGCGCAGTTGCTCCGATCGACGGACGGTGGCGTCACGAAACTCCCGCTCACCCCGGCCGGGGTGACGGTGGGCGTTTACAGCGGCATCGGGGCGGATAGCCCGTGGGTCGAAACCGAGGCGAACGCGACCTATTACCTGTCGCTCCCGGCGGCCGGTATCGCGTATCGGGTGGCGCAATGATCGGCGTGCATCCCTTCGCGCTGGTCAGGCGGCTGCTATGTCTGTTCCTGATCCTGTTCGCGACCGTGCCGGTTGCGGCGCAAGTAGATCCCGCCGCGCGTGGGATCGCGGCGCAGGCGCGGCAACTGGCGCTGGGTCGGAAGGCCAACGTCCTAACGGGGCTTGGAGATAGCCGAGAGGCCGCAAACTATCTCGACCCATCGTCGCGCAATCGCGGCACCCGATCCCCGCTGAATTGGGCAAACGCGCTGCTAGGTCAGCGTTTCACGATCGGTCCGACCTTTGGCGTCAGTGGCGACCGTACCGACCAGATGCTGGCGCGGCTCCCGGCCGCTATCGCCACGAATGCCGGTATCCTGCACGTCTATGGCGGCATCAACAATATCGGTGCGGTCGCCAGCGGATCGCCCGCATTCACGTACACGCACGCCGTCACTGGCGAAACGGTAACGATCGACAATGTGGCGGCGGTCGCGATGCGCGACCTTCGTTATATCTGCGAGACGGCGCGCGCGGCCGGGATGATCGTCATCCTCGAAAACGAGGTAGGCGGCTCGACCCTGACGACGACCGAGAAATTGGCGGCGCTCTACAGCCTTCGCCAGATGATCGCAGAATATGGCGAGGTCGCGCCGGGCATCTACGTGCACGATGCCTATCCCGTCGTGATGCAGCCGGGTGCCTCTACGCCCACCTTCCGGTCGGGCTATTCTTACGACGGCATCCATATGAACGGGCGCGGTGCGTATTGGCATGGCAAGAGCCTTGCTGCGCTGCTCGATCGGTTGGCGGCCCCGCGCCCGCTGCTGATCCGTAGCACGGCGGAAATCCCCGCCAACGGCCGTCGTCAGCTGTTGTCCAACCCGATCTTTGCGACGACTTCCGGCGGCACCGCGTCGACGTGGAACGCCACGGCGACCACCAACGCCTCGACCACGCTCAACGTCACCTCGACCAATACGCTACCCATCGGCGCGACGGTGACGGGTAGCGGCATCCCGGCCGGGACGACTATCACCGCGCAACCGGCGGGCGGCGGGGCGGGGGCCTATACGATCAGTCAGGCCGCGACCGCGTCGGCAAGCGGTGTGACCGTCGCGGTGACGCCCACGTCCGGCATCGTCCCGGCGGGCTGGTCGATTGGCATGAGTGCCGGTTCAGGCTTCGCGACGCTCTCCAGCGTGGCAAATGCCGATGGGATCGGGAATGGCGTCCAGGCGGCTATCACCTTCAGCAATCCCGGCAACTTCACAGTTTCGCAGGCCCTGAGTGGCACTAGCGGAGGGGCCTATAACGCCGTCCTCCAGCCCGGCGATGAATTGGAGGCCTTCGCGGTGGTGGAGATTACCGGCGCGTCCACGGCCTTGTCCGGGATCAGTCTGGAATTGAGCGGTTCCACGGCCGGGGCGGGCGGGACCAGCTTCAGTTCGTTCGATATGTCCGGCCCGAATGCATCGAACGATGCAGGGGTGAACGATACCGCCCTGATGACCCTGCGGACCCGCCCGGTCACGGTCCTTAGCCCCACGGGGCAATTCCCGTACCTGATTACGACGATTCGCGTCAGCGCCTTTGCGGCCGGGAGTGCGACTGTCGTCGTGCGGCAGGTTGGCCTGCGTCGTCGCGGGTCGTGA